GACCGGTCGAAGCGCTTGTCCCGCTTCGTCCGGCTCAGATAGTCCCGCAGGTCGGCCGGGGCGCTGGAGGCGAGTTGGTCCCGCGCCTTGCTGACGAACTGCTCCTGCGGGAGGGAGAGGCCGAAGACGCCGCCTTCACGCCGCCCCGTGGCCCGGTTGACCCGCCCCACCACCTCCAGCGCGGCCTGACGCGGGTTCACGCCCCGGCGCATGCTCTCCGACAGGCTGACGCGGACCAACTGGCGCTGTTCCTCCGTCAGGCGGGTGATCAGAGCCGACGAGTGGCCGGAGAGCCAGGCTTCAGCCTCTGGGTTCCGTCCGTCGAACCGGACGACGAGCGCGGTCCCGCCAGGACGGCGGCGCGGCATGCCCTCGGCGGTGATTTTGCCTGCCTCGGCGTGGGCTTCCCGTATCCGGTCGGCGACGGCGTTGAAGGCCTCAGGGTCGATGTGCAGGGCGTCCAGCGCACCGTCCAGGTCGCCCAGATCGATCATCGCCACGAGGCGCTGAAACTCGATCCCGGCCTTGATGTCCCGGATCGCCGCGAAGAAGGCGTCGGCTACGGCCCGGCCATACTTCTCCGCCAGCTCGGCGTAGAGCTGTCGGGAGCGCCGGATTGAGGCCAAGGGTCAGTCCTCGAGAATGCCTGCGGTCTGCCTTCCGGCGTCCGCCATGTGGTCGAGGTAGGCGTCGACGAGGGCGTGGGCCTTCTCGCGGATCGCGACTTGTTCAGCCTCGCCCTCGCCGCGGATGTTCGCGGAGGCCATGTTGTGTCCGCAGGAGATGATGTCTTGCATGGCGGCCTGGGCGAGGGCCATTGGGCGCTTGGCGGGGCTCATGCTCTGACCTGCAGGGTGTAGAGGAGGGTGGTCGTAGCCGGGCGGAGCTTCCCGACCGGAGGAACAATGTTCCACACCGTCTCGTCGGCTTCAACCAGCAGGTCGGAGGGCAGGATGTCGATGGGGAGCGTACCGGGCGCCACCAGCGCCTTCTTGTCGGTGGACAGGATGCGGGTGCCGTCGATCTCGTCTGCTTCGAACTCAACGATCGCAAAGCGAGCGGGATGGTCGTCCGGCTCGCCCGGCGTCGGATCATAGACGGGGCCGGTCGCCTCTCCCTCGCGCCGAACCGCTCCGAGCTTGCCGTAGCGCTCGATCAGACGGTTCGCCGTGGCGAGGGCGCGGGTGTAGTCGAAGGCGGTCATCCGACGGCCCAGAGCCTGAAGCCGGTGACGTTTATGGGGCGCAGATGCGGCGCTAGGATGCCTTCCACCAGAGACAGGAGCACCGTCGCGTCAGCGGTCGCATCTCCGGAGCCCTCGAAATACTCCGTCTCGATGGGGCCGACCTTCTCGCGCTTCACCACGCCCGAGGCGCTGGCGGCGGCGGACAGGCTGCCCGGATTGTTCGCCTCATGCCATGCCGCGACATAGGTCGCCGTCTCTAGCGCGGTGAGCAGCGGATCGACGGTCTGGTCCCCGATCAGGCGCGGCCCGTAGACGGCGTCGATGTAGTCGCTGGCCCGCTGACGCAGGACGGCAATCGTGGGAGCGCCAGCAGGCAGGGTGTGGCCGCGAGCGACCATCCAAGCCTCGAAACCGCTGTCACTCCCACGGGCCATGGGTCAGGCCTTCTTCTGGTCGGCCACGAACGCCGCCTTGTCCTCGTCGGACAGGGCGTTGAAAGCGTCGGCGTCAGCCTTCGACAGGTCCGAGAGCAGGGTCTCTTCGCCCTGCGTGATCTTGAACTTGCCGCCGCCGTGATGCTCGGCCTTCAGGGCGCCGTCGTTGGTGACGCCCTTCTTGCCCTTCTTGCTCTCGCCGATGGCGATGAAGCGGCCGCCCCACGGGTGCGGGCTGACCGGCTGGCCCTCGCCGTCGACCTCGAAGTCTGCGACGTCGATCTCGCTGCCGACCGGGATCTCCGCTCCCTTGCCGTCGTAGATGCCGCCGGCGGTGATGCGAATGCGCATGGTGCTGTCCTTCCTTGGAACAGGGAAGGGCCTCGACCGAAGCCGAGGCCCCGCCGGGGTTAGTCGATGTCGGTCGAGTAGAAGACGCCGGTCTTGCCGTTGAAGTCCGCCCGGATTTCCAGCCCCATCGCCCCCATGTTGAGGAACTGATAGTTATCGGTCGGACGCAGACGGGTCAGCGCGGTCGTGTTGACGGCCATGCCGATCAGCGGGCGGATGTAGCGGGAGTTCGGCACGAAGCCGAAGAACGCGTTTCCGGTCAGCTTGAACGTCCGTTCGATCTTGGCGATCTGCGGGTTGTTCAGAATCTGCTGAAGCAGCGTTCCGCCCTTGAAGCCGGCCGAGCCCGAATAGGGGCGCAGCAGGTTCCGCCAGATTTGCGGCGAGACGTAGATGTTCACGGCGCCGGCGATCAGGTTGGCGTCCAGCATCGCGCCCAGGGTCTGGGTGAAGAAGTTGTCGATGGCGTCGGACGTCGTGCCGATGGCCGACAGGTCGATGTTGGCGCCACCGCCAGCGGAGCCGAGGTTGATGGCCTTGGACAGCGGGTTCGTGCGGATGCCGTAGCCCGTGTAGCCCTGGAAGACGATGGTCGCGTCACCATCCAGAACGTAGTCCGCCTGATCCCGGTTGATCTTGTCCAGCGCAGCTTCCTGATCGTCGGCCAGCGCGTCGAAGTTCTCGGAGGTCAGTGTGTTCCATTCCCGCCATTCGCGACCGAAGCCGTCCTGGAAGATCGGAACGGGCGTGCCGCGGTAGGCGTAGGTCACCTTGTCCATCGGCACCGGGACCTGACCGGTCATCGAGCGGACGACCGGGTTGGCCGAGTCGGACGAGACCCGACCCATGTGAACCAGCTTGCCGATGTTCAGCGGCTTCGCCAGCGCCATCAGGTCGGTCATGAAGACGTTGCCGCCGTCGTCGCGCATCACCCGCTGGGTGGTGGTGTCGAACTCCATCCAGGCGTCACGGGGCAGAACAGCCGCCGCGTTGCCCTGGAAGGTGGCGAAGTGGTCCTCGACATGGTGGAAGTAGTCGCGCTCCGCCCCCAGGTCTTCCCACCACTGGGCGTGGGGGCGCGAGTTGGCGATCAGCTCGTCGTCGAAATAGCGCATGTCCGGCCCTCCTTAGGCGACGGCCACGTTCCGAGGAGCCTTGCGCACGCGCACGAGCTGATCGGAACCGGTGTTGTTGTTGAAGGCCTCTTCGGCGACCACGATGACGTTCTGGCCGCTCGTCGCGAGGACGAACTTGCCAGCGGCGCTGGTGGTCAGCTCCGCGTCCTTGGCGACGTTCACGCCCGTGGGGACGCGGACGTTGTAGAACTGCTCGTCCAGCAGCTCGAGGCCGATACCCCGATCACCCGACGTCCACGCATCATCGACGCCCTTCAGGGCCAGGTAGTTGTCCTGAAGGATGTAGACGCGGTCGCCGGAGTTGGCCCCGGCTTGGGCGAAGTTGTTGCTCGACCGGACCACGGCGGTGCCGGGCAGGTAGGTGCCGTTCAGGATGGCTTCCTGAACCTGCGGCAGGGTCTCGGTGACCGGACCGGCGAAGATCTTGTTGAAGCGGGCCATCTTACTTCACCGCCTTCGGGGGCGTGTGCCCCTTGCGTTCGCCGGTGCGCGGGGTGAACCCGGCGTTCAGCGCAGCCGCGGCGCCCGGCTCGGCCTTAGGGGCCAGCGCGCGGGCGGCGTTCAGGGTCAGCTCGCCGGCCGTGTCCTCGTCGAGCAGATTGGCCTTGACGATCTTGGCGCGCAGATCGGTCAGCTCGGCCTCTTCCTTGGACTTGGCGCTATTGACCAGCGCCTCGTTTGCTTCGGTCAGGGGCTTGATCGCCGCCGACACCGCGTTTCCGATAGCCGTCGCCAGCGTCTCGGGCTTCAGGGCCTCCGTGAGGGCGTCAACCTTCGCGGAAAGCCCGTCGAATTGGACCTTGTCCATCTCGTCGTCCTTCGTGTTTGTGGTGGGGGTTGCCCGCTCGGAGCCCGGAATGAGCTTCATGATCGCGGCCTTCAGGTGCTCCCACTTGTCGAGATTGTCCCGACGAGTGAGCGCCTCGACCAAGCGGGTTCCCGCGTAGTCGATCTCTTGGTCGGCCATCTCCGTCAGCGACGAGTTGATGACCTCAATGTCTTCTTGGGTGCCGTCGGAGTTCACCAACATGCCGACGCCCTGCTCAGGGGTGGCTGCGCCAGGCTCATTCAGCAGGATGGCATCGTGGTCCCAGCGGATGCCTCGGGCGACGTGTTGATGGTCCTTGGCGTTCGCGACGGGCGTAAGCTTGGCGAAGAGGCCGGTTGAGGTGTGGATGGGCCCGCCAGCTTCGATGGCCGCCAACACGGCCTTGCCGCCCTCGGTGCGGTTGGCGACCTCGACATCGATCACCTTGTCCATGAGGACCCGACCACCTTCGCGACGGACGTTCTCGTTGTGGGCGCCGATGTAGCCGACGTTGATGCCCTCGGGATCACGGGCCGAGATGTGCTTGCCGTTGACCTTCGGGTGGCCGAGCGGTGCCGGGGTGCGCTCCAGCGCTTGATAGGTCGCCTCGATCTCCTCGGCGGGATAGAGGATTCCGTTCATCACGATGTTGTCCGGCAGGGTGGCGCTGGGGACGACAACCACATCGCGCCCGTGGCGCTTCTCCTTCCGCACCTTCGCCGCATTGACGGTCGTGCAGACGTTCACGCGAACAAGCTTGTCCATGTGCGTCCTCCTTCGGATTGTGGTGGTGGTCAGGCGACCTCGGCGGGCTCGTCTTCAGGCTTGACCGGGTCGCCAAGAGCGGCGGCCTCGTCGTCCTCTTCGTCGTCCCGATACTTCTCAGCGTCGCTCAGCGGCTCGCGGCCGGTCTCGGATCGCATTTCGTCGCCGGTAAAGACCTGCTCGCCCGACGCGCGCATCTTGTCGTTGACGTTGGCCATCCGCTCGACGCGCTCAAGCTGCTCGTTCGGCGTCGGGTCGAGAAGGCTCTTCCAATCCAGATGCCAGTCCTTCGTCGGCAGCATGCCGAAGCGGACGAGACGTTTCACGAACGTCATCGCTGCCGGAATGACCTTGTTGGTGCGGCGAGCCATGTTGGTCTTGGCCCATTCCTTCTCGTCCTCAGTCGAGGCGCGCTCGCCTGTCTGGGAGCCAATCAGGATTTTCGCAGGCATGGCCATCGTGGCTGCGAATGACTCGCGCGCCACGGCGAAGAAGTGCTCAGGCGAGGGCAGGGTGACCTGCATCGGTGTCGCCTTGATGCCCTGCAGCAGCAGCGACTTGTCGAAGCCTGCGTTGAAGCCTTCGACCTGGGCGTCGATCTTCTCAACTACGTCCTCGACCGGGACACCCATGGCCTGAGCCATGTCTGTGATGCGTGCGTCCTTGTCGATTTCCAGCGACAGGCCGGACTTGGCGTTCTTCCAGAAGCCCTCGCCGCCGCCGCCCCGGATCTTCTCCATGTCCAGCAGGGCGTTGTAGCCGGGCTCCAGAGCGGAGCGACCGTTCAGGGTGCCGTCGGCCGACCAGATGATCACCCGGTCGGGGTGGATCTGGAACGTCCGAGGCTGCTTCGCGTCACCAACCGCGGACTCCGCGAACTG